ACCCTTCCATTTACTGAGGCTGAGGAGCCATTAACGCCCTCAATAACAAAGTAAAGCGTAGAGTAAGATGTCAAATCAAGGCTGCTCAACGTAACAGATGTGCCACTTGTAGTGGCAAGAGTCCCAAGGAGAGTTGCCCCACCAGAGGGAAGGTTGTCGGCAGTCAGTAGAACCCCATCAGCATCAGGAAGCGTCAACGTCCTGCTTGTGTTGCTGTTAGGTGAGGCAATGGTGAACGTGCCTGTGCCTGACGCATTAGGTTCTAGCGCTATCTTGCTCATGCTAAAGGCTCCTGTGGCCATGTGATGTTGTCAGGAAAGCCTGCTTGCTGTGGGACATCTAGCAAGGCCTGACGATACGCAGCCCACTCAGCCTGCTGCTCTGCACTCAGAGAGGCCCAGCGCAGTGGGTGTGTGACAATAGCGTCTACATCCATCAGCCTCTCATCTCTCGCTGCACGAACAGACTCTGAGAGATAAGCCGTTAAAACCTCTTGCGTTGGCTCAATCCACTCAGAGCCACTCCAAGTGTGAAGGTGGCTTGGACGCAATGGCGTCTCGACGGTATTGCTTGGGTAGGCTGATACAATCTCATCGCTGGGGTCAGTGATCGTCTCCCAGTAACCCCGCTCAGGATGGAAAAAACCCTTGCTCATTATCGAACCTCCGTCCAGAATTCGTCTGTTGATGAGACAGCCCCGTATCGGTAATACCAACCATTCGGAACCACTGCGCTACGGGTCGAGCGTGCTCCGCCATCTCCAGCGGCAGTGGTGATCCATGAAGAATTATTAGATGACACCTCCATACGGCTGTTGTTGCGATTGTTTTGCATGGCCGACACAAATATAGGCTTGCCCGTTGTGTTTTGGTAGGATGTGCCAGCGTAAGATCGGCTAAAAGCTTGAGGTGTCTGGTCAACCCCAAGCCCGTTCAAAGGCAGGTTAGTTAAAGCCGAGCCATCAATAGCTGGCAGTGTACCAGTCAGATTGCTGGCATCCAGAGCACCATCAAACTCAGCGGCTGTGACACCTGTTGTTCCGTCTAGTGTAATAGCCATCTTAGATTACCACCCATCTTCCGCCAGTCTCAACAGTAACAGTGACACCTGAGTTGATGTCGATTGGACCTGTCGTCATGGCATTTGTTGTTGCTGATACGGTGTAGTCTGTTGTGACAGTCTGTCCGTTCTCAACGAATATCTTATCTGTGCCACCACCTGTGGCTCCAGCAGAAATGCCTGTGAGGTTTGAGCCATCACCAATGAAGGAGGTCGCTGTCACGGTGCTGAGAGTGTGGATTGCCCCAGTTCCAGATATTTGTGCAACCGTAGTATTGGTGTTGTTGCGGAACAGGAAGGCATCCGCAGTGCGGAACAGAGTATCGCCATTGTCGTAGTAATAGAGGCGAGGTTTCCCATCACTGGAATAGTGATACGTAGCCGTGGGGAGGGTCAACCTGCCGCTGAGTGTAGCGGTATCAGCCGTCACTGTGCCAGTTACGTCTACACCTGTGCTGGTGGTGGCGATTTTTTCGGCATTGTCGTAGAATAGACGGACAGCACCATTGCTAAAAGCGTCAAGGTACGTTTCGTTTGAACCATTTTGCAGGTACATACCACTTGCGCCAGTTACAAATAAACTGCCACTGCCTGTATCTTGAATGAAGCTATTTCCACCAACAGCATAAATCTGCAAATCAGACCCAGCACCGAAGATGGCTTTGTCGTTGTCGCCGAATGTGGCGTTGCCAGTTGTGTTAATGCCAGCAAACGTAGGTGTGTCATTGGGTTGCACGGCACTGTCTGCCAAGGCCCCCTGAGCAGCCGTGGCGTAATCAGTCGAGGCTGTAATGGCGGCAGTGCCAAGGCCTAGATTTGCGCGAGAAGCCGCAGCATCCGCAAGGTCTGACAGATTGTTACTGGCAAGCAAGGCTCCTGAAAGAGAAGCATAGGCTGCAATCCATGTTGAACCTTCGTAAACTTTCATAGCACTGTCTGTAGTGTTGAAGTACAGAGCACCAGCTACGAGAGGATCACCATCATTGTCTGCCGCAGGGTCTGACGCCTTCTGGCCCAAGTAAAGATCATCAAAGCTGTCCAAGGCTGCGAGTGCTGCATCAGAAGCAGCCGATGCTGTAGTGGCCGAACTTGCCGCTGCCGTAGCTGATGAGGCTGCACTGGTCGCTGAGGTAGCTGCGTTAGTTGCGTTTGTGGATGCTGAGGCTGCGCTTGATGAAGCATTGCTCTCAGATGTAGCTGCGGCAGACGCGGAAGCAGCAGCATTGCCCTCGCTGGCTGATGCCGCACCCTCGCTTGCCGCAGCGTTAGCCTCAGATGATGACGCTGCGCTTGCATATGTCGCCGCATTACCCTCCGATGTGGCCGCGTTAGCCTCGCTTGTGGCCGCAGCCGATGCCGATGACGCCGCGCTTGACTCAGATGCAGAAGCATTAGACTCAGCCGTCTCTGCGTTAGCCTCAGCGGTTTCGGCGTTAGCCTCAGCGGTTTCGGCAGCCGCCTGCGCAGCCTGTGCGGCAACGGCAGCGTTTGTTGCAATGCTTTCAGGCGCAACCCAAGCGGAGCCTGAGTAAAACTTCAGAACACTGTCAGTCGTGTTGAAATAGATGTCACCCTGCGTCAGCGGGTCGCCGTCATTATCTACAGTCGGGTCAGATGCCTTGGGACCGAGATACTGGTCGCCAAACTGGTCAAACAGAGCCTCAGTCGCAGCCTCAGCAGCCTCAGCGCCAGTCCGCGCCGCCTCAGCAGCGACTACGGCTGCGTCAAGATCAACAGTGATATCGTCTGACACATAGCCTATGCCGTCATTAGAGGTAAACGTGAACCGACCTGTTCCAGTGTCATAGCTAACGCCCGTCCAGCCCTTGCCAGTCGGCCCACGGCCTGCGGAGACCTCAAGCGCGGCGTAGGTTGAGCCACCAGAAAGGCTGACAACATCTGGGCCAGTCACGTTCTGAAGTCTTACAACATCTGGGCCAGTCACGCTCTGAAGTCTTACAGTGTAAATGCCCATACCAGTCAGTCCCTTGTGATGTCGCGCAAGACAGACAGCGTGAATGTCTCAGTCGAGTTGACCTCACCGCCGCCCTCAGTGAACTCAATGTCCATCTGGTAGTTTCCAAGGCCCCAAGCCTCAGTCTGCGTCGATGTGGCTGACACGGTAAACGCGCCGCCTGCCGCGTCAGTCTTTGTCACGGTGAATGTCTGAAGTATTAGGTCGGCCTCATCACGAGCCTGACTTGTTATAGTCCAGCCAGTGATGTCAACTGCAACGCCCAAGTTCTCAACTGTCGCTGAGAGTTCAAAGGTGTCGCCGCGCTTGTGGGTTATAGTTGCCATCTATGGGTCTCCAAATGCTGACTGCACGTTATCACAAAGGGAAGGAGTAGTAAATCAGGGCGGTGGGGTAGGCCAAATTGGATTACTTGGGTCGCGTGCGCCGTCAGGCAGGTCTCGAAGCTCCTGACGGTATCTAGCCCATATTTTGTCTTTAATCTGGTGCAAGTAGCAATGGGATTGCCTGACCTCCATATGGGAGTGGGGGTCCACCCGCTGATATAAAAGACCCTCCCCCCATTGCATAACCAGTGCTTGTCCGTTTTACAGAAAAACTAGACACATTGGTCCCCCCCGAAGGGTCTGAGGGATTAGGTGTAAAGACATAGCCGTATGTTGAGAATGACATCCAAGGGTCTGTCGTCGTCACGGAACCAAAAAGGTCAACTATTTCTGTGACAGGCGTTAGTGTCCCGTTGTCAGTAAAGACCCTGTTTCCACTTGGGTCATACACTTCCAGCCCATAACCACTGCTTGCGGGTAAATCTTCAACAAAGGCAAGCTCTCTCGTAAGAATGGACGATTGATTTGAACTATATGTACCACTTAAATACTCAATCAACATATGGTCTCCAACCCCAAGCTTAAAGAAAAGCAGAGTACCCGTTGTGAATTTTGCGTTTATCTGAGAGATAGTTAGAACTGACTCATTGATAGTGTATAGGGGTGCGTATGTGTCATCAATGACCACCTCACCAGCCGAGTTTGTTATAGAAAGCCCATAGCTCATCACTTTATCCTAAAGACATAAATCTTATTGTTGGTAGCTGCATTTTGAAAAGCTGCAAAGTATTGAAGTATTCCAGTACTTCCTATAACCGCCCTGCAAGCAGTCTTACCTGCGTTTAAGGATAAGGCCATTGGGACACAGTTAGCGCTAGTAAAGCCAGAAGGCAACTGAATTGAACCAGATGAAGTTGAGGTGGTATATTCCGCAACTTTTTGGAGGGTTCTGTAGTTTATCTCCTCACCATTGATCTCAACCCCATAAGCCATTACGCCAAGTTCCCAATCTTAACTCTGACTGTGTTTGAGGCATCATAGACAACAATCTTATCATCCTCCAGCACAAGCCTTGCTCCACTAGACGCACTAGAAAAAGTCCCAATAGTGGCCGTAATAGCAGACAGCTCAGACACACTCATCTTATCAGCCGTGACCGCACCAGCAGCAATTTTAGATGCCACTACAGCACTGGCTACCAACTTATCAGTAGTTACTGAGTTATCCTGAATGTCAGTGTAGAGTTCACTTGACCAAGCCGAGCCTGTCCAGCGATACAGAGTGTTGTCAGTCAGCAAGAATACTATCTGCCCCACAAAGTCGCCCGATGCAGGCAAAGAGTTGACAGGTGTCACGCCAGCCTGCTCAATGGTCTCCAGAAGGCTCTGTGTCAGGTCTGCCCCTTCGATAAGCGCGGTTGTGGCGGACACTGGCCCCACAAAGGCAGATGGATTGCCAGACAGGTCAAGCGAGCGCACCCAGTAGAAGCGAGTAGCGTTGTTTGACAGGTTCGCCCGAATAAACTCATTGCCAGACGTCCTGCCGATGCTTGATGCGCTGCCCAAGTCGCTAATCGTGTTTTCATAGACCTCAACTTGGCTGAAATCGAAGTCTGTCGGAGTGTCAAACGAAACTGTGATGTATTTATAACCGCCAGTAGCCGAAAGGTTTGTCGGCACGGCTGGGGGGACAGTATCACCTCCGCCTGTAAACGTGACTGACGCAAACGGTCCGCGATAACCATTGGCAGAGACCG